TCCGGCATTTCGCACGCGCACGCCTTGTGGCGTGACCAATCCATGGCGCTCTGGTGCTCGAGGCTGGTTACCGGCAGGTCGGACGACATCGTCATCAACGACCACCGGAATTGCAGACACTGCAGGCTTCGGCTCCACACACAGTGGAGGCGTCAATAGCTCTTCGGGTCGACGCACCCGGATAAGCCAGCGCTCGAAGCGCCCATGGTCGAAACCAGGGAGGGCGTGCAACACGTACGCGCCCATCCACCCGGAATCTTCATTTGGATATTGCTCGTCGAATGGCACACGGGAGTGCCAAGGAGCAAGTCCATGGTCAGTTGTTGGGTGCACCAACGACATCGTCACCCGCGCAAGCAGGCCAATGATCGGTGTGTTTCGGTCACAAAGGTAGTATCCAGCCATCTTCTCAGACAGCTTGGCCAACGGCGTAACATCGTCAGGGAGTCGCGGTGTAGCATGTAGCTTTGATAATTGCCGCGCAACGTCGCAGCACGAGTTCGCATCACCCGACCAAACGTCGGCTGAGTAAACGCGTGCCAGAAACTTAACTCCAAACTTCCCCCGTGGCACGACGGAGATGACGATCTTCTGCCCCATATCTGAGGCTGCGACGGCGTATGTGTCCGGGTCAACATCAGCGGTGATGCCATCATCGCCGCCATAGATTCCCAACCGCGAGTAAGCTTGATCAGGCGTCAACCGGCGCCCATCGATCACGTGGCGCCGCAGCGCAACGTAGGCGATGAACGCATTGTCAAGAGTGTTGAAACAAGAAGTCTCAGGCGAGCCTGACGCTCGAGCCCAAGCCAAAAAGTACTCCACGCCAAACATGGTAGTCGCTCGTAGCATGTACTGAGTGCGGTGTAAACGCTCCGCCTCACTGTGGTAGGTGCGCCCAAAGGCCCGCAACAGGGCTCGGCGCTCCAATTCACGCAAGATCTCTTTCACCCTCCCGTCGAACTTGTCGGCGTCGGTGACACCTATGTTGCGGGCGGCCGTGCGCGCGAGTTCAGCAACGCGCGCAGCAACCTCCCGAGGCGTGCGACTAAACGCATACCACCGACATCGTTCCTCCTTCAGCAGTTCAGCAAACGCATACAGGAAGCGCGAATATTCCAACTTGTCGAAACCATCAACCGTCGAGATCGGTCGTGGTGCCTTCGGCCCCGAATAGGCCTCCCTCTTCATGAACACGCGTAACACGCTCTGACTGGCACACGTCACACACGCTTGCAACAGCGTGTGACGCTGGCCTGGACGGCCTTGGCGCTCAAACACTTCATCAACCTCAACCGGGCACACGGTGTGGCGGCGAGACTCAGGTATGACCCGTTCCAGGAACTCATCCATCAGGTCAATCATTGCGGCGGTCGGCGGAACTTCTCCAGCCAAATCAACCACACGCCGAGTCACGCAGTCCACCTCATTAGCCAAGGTAAGGGCGGGTGCAAAGCATTCCGGTACTAGTGCTGTCATAAAAGGAACCATCGACGGCTTAGCATCAGGCTCAAAGGTATCCGGCTGCGCTTGGTAACTGCGCACTCCCAGCTCGACAGGATATACCGTGTCGGGCGGGGACCCTTGCTGCTCACGATGATAATCAACCAACACAGCGGCCGCTTCTCTCGATTCTTCAACGTGGGTCAAAACCATTGGCATCTGCAAGTCGACTTTCGTTATGCGCGCTAGTGTGGCGATCGTGTCATCAACTGCCGCCGGAATCCGGGCGACATTGTAACGACCAACCAACCCCGTAGCGCGCCATAGACCGGCTGCGGTCTGAATGTCGAGGCGCAAAAACCGACCGTCGACGACCTGCAACCGCCGAAGCGGGTGATGGTCAACCAAAACGGTCATCCACGCTGATAGCACACCCCAGCGGGCTAACGGTGTCAACAAAGTCACGCAACGATCCACACCAATCGAACGCCGATCCACCAGGTAAGTAGCCGCCCGGTATCGGAATCCGCACATGGTCTTCGTCGCTGTGACAACGTCCGTGCCGTAGTTCCACAACTTGTGCTTAAAAGTAGTGCCGCCGGCAAGGTTGTAGACCACCTCATCATCCGCGTTGAAAGTAAAACTAAAGTCGCCGTCTGAACGGGCGACCGTCTCGGGGTACAAGCCAAAGACCAACACAGGTAGAGAATAATCTGCTAACAATTCCGGCATGTTCATGTAGTAGTCAACGTCAATTAAAACGAGAAGCGCATCTGCAGGTGGCGAAAAGGACGCAGGAGTAGCCTGCAAATCCTTATCCCAATAATAAGTGCGCGAGCCTTTCCGGCCATGCCGCTCGTCGGCCACGGAGCTCTGCACGAAGTAAGCCTCTCGCCCCATGGCCTTAGCCATCTGGCAAGCGAACCTCGCTGCAGCGTTCCGGGTCGACGCGCTCATGCCGTGCGCATGGTGGTCCAACGGACGTGGGTTCAACAACGGAGAATCGTTGAACACACGTCTGACCACAGATGCGGGTAGCTCTGACCTTGTCGCGGCCCAATGAAGAGCGCGCGACGCCTGTAACCGAGCGTGCGGTTTCAATGCCCAAACCGCGGCGTATGCAGCGCCAACAACCCCAGCCGAGAGGGTCCCTGCAATGCAGAGGCCTTTGGCGGCGGGGAGCAGCGCAGCAGCTACCGCGGCTGCGTATCCAACAGGTTTCTCGAAGACGTTCATGCCACCACTGAACCCGGGGATCCGGAGTTCAATTTGGTGGCGCATCGCTAACTAAAGCGGCCCTTTATCGTTAGGGGCAACGGG